ATATCAGACCGCGTTGATTGCGGCGGAAGCAAGGAAATTGCAGAAGGAACAGGCGACGTTTGAACGTACTGCCAAACAATTCTCCAAGCGAGAAGTTTCGTCAGTTGATCCGGAATATACCAACTATGTTCACCAGATTCTGATGCAGATCGGTAAGCCTGTTCGGCGGTCGATTCAGGATTTGCAAGCGCAGATCGAGGGACATGGATCGAAGAACCTTCAAGAGTTTGTTGGCGAGAAAGCTGCAAGCCTACGGGAGATTCCTGTTTGGGATCAATTGTTTGACACGAATTGGAGCAAGAGCTACGATAGCTTAACCACGACTGAGTTCCGGGCGATCCATGATTCGATCAAGGCGCTAGCCCATAACGGTCGCGATGAACTTAAGATCATGAAGCAGGGTGAGGCTGAGAACCTTGCGGTTGTAAAGCAGCAGATGATTCAGAATGTGATTGATTCGGCTGGCGGTAAGTTCGCTGAACAGAACAAAGGCCCGATCAAGAAAATCCTGATGAACTATTACGTCGGCCATTTGCAGATGGAGAACATCTTCAATCGCTGGGATAAGTTTGATTCCAAGGGAGTTTGGAATCAATACATCATGCGCGATTTGATCGACGGGGCTAATCAGAAGGATGCTTGGCTTAAGGAATACGCCGCGAAGCTTAAACAGCTTCCAGAGCCTGAGGGTTTGGTTAGGTCGATTGATAATCCGCTGTTCAAGGATCAGGATACTGGAGCGACCCTGCCGCTGACCCGGAAGAATTTGATCGCGGTGATGCTTAATACCGGCAACTCATCTAACCTCGCAAAGCTGGCGAAGGGGTATAAGATTGAGCCTAACGATGTAATGTCTTGGGTTCACCAGCATGCGACTAAGCGAGACTGGGAATTTGTTCAGGGTGTCTGGGATATGTTCTCGGATATTAAGTCTAAGGCTGATACCATGTACCGGTCATTGACTGGCGGGGTGGCCCCGGAGAATATCCCGATCCGGCCTGTGGATACTCCGCATGGACAGTTTGCTGGCGGGTATTATCCGGTGATCTATCATGCGGAAATGGAAGGGAAATCCAAAACCTTGATGGGTCGTGATCCGCTGGAACAGGAAAACTTTGTTCGCGCAACAACCCCGGCGGGATATACCAAAACCCGAACCGGATATGCCGCTCCGATGGCGCTTGAGCTTGATGCTATGCCCGGCAGGATTGGCCAGATGCTGCATGATATTGCTCTGCGTCCTGCGGTGTTGAATGCGGCGAAGGTGTTCTACGACCATGATGTGCGGTCTGCGATCCGTGCGCACTTTGGTGCGGAGTATCGCGATGAGCTTGTGCCGTATCTTCGGGGTGTTGCGAATGCTTCGAATTATGAGTCTAAAGCCCAGACGGTTATGAACCAAGCTAGCGAGTTTATCCGGCAGAACATGATCACGACCTTGGTTGGGCTGAACCCCGGCACCGTGATGAAGCATGGGCCTACCGCTGCGGCTCTGTCGATTAGAGAAGTTGGCGCTGAGCCTATGGCAAAGGCAGTCCGGGGATTGTTCTCAGTCAACGAGGCAACCGGCGATAGCAACTGGCACTTTGCCATTCAGAATTCGCTGGAACTTCAACGCCGTGACCGAAACTGGGCCGAGACACTTTATGGTTCTGCGACTGGTGTGCTTGCGCCGGGTGATAAGCTTACTCCGTGGCGGCAGAAGATCATGGAATGGTCATCGAAGCCTGTGGCGCTGTCGGATATGATATCGGCAGTTCCGACTTGGCTGGCGAAGTATGAAGGCGAACGAGCAAACGGGGCAAGTCATGGTGATGCCGTTTATGAAGCTGACCGCGCAGTCCGTCGAGCGCATGGATCAACCGCGATCACAACTCGAACCGCGATGATGCGGAATGCCAATCCGTGGATGGTGTCGATCTATAACTTCTTCTCGGATGTTATGAACCGGCAGATGGAGGCGGTATGGAAGGCTGGTGAAACCAAGGACCTAATTAAGAAAGGTGAATGGGGAGCCGCGGCTAAGACTGTACCTGCCCTGACAGCTTCGTTGTTTGCTTATGCGATCTGGCCGGCGATTGTGGAGACATACGTTTCGCCGCATCCGCATAAGGATGATGATACTTGGGTCAAGAAGTCTGCGGTGTCGATGGGATTTGCATTGGGTTCGTCTTGGGTTGGGGTGAGAGATATCGCCTCGGCTATGGCGATGGGTCGCGATCCCCAGTTTGGTTTGACCGGCACGGCTTATCAGACGATGGTTAATACCTTCAAGGACCTTGCGAAGAATGAACCTTTTAACAAAGAACACGCCGGGAAGATTCTGCAAGACGCTGGTATTATGGTCGGCGGATTGACTGGTATGCTTCCGGCGCAGGTATCAAAGGCCGGTCGGTTTATGTTCGACGTCAGCACCGGCAAGGAGAACCCGCGGAATACTTGGCAATGGCTGACCGGGTTGCGTTATGGCACGACTGAAAAGCATCCCCAGAACTTCACCGATTATATGAAAGGAAAGCACTGATGAAAATGTCAGAGGAATGTAGGCATCAGGTTACAGAACCTAGTGAAGGTCTACGCCTGACTGCGTATCGCGATTGCGTTGGGGTTTGGACCATTGGCTTTGGCCATACTTCAAAGGCAGGTAAGCCTAAGGTCTATCCCGGTCAGATAATTTCAAATAAAGAAGCTGACGAGATTCTGGCAGTGGATTTGAATACCTTTGAAATTGGCGTAAGCTCAATGCTTGCGGATATAAAGGGAGTGAGGCAGCATGAATTCGACGCGCTTGTGGACTTGGCTTTCAACATTGGTCTTGGTGCCTTCCGATCTTCTTCTTTGCTGCGGGCTTATCGCTATGGAAATAAAGCTGTAGCCGCGGATAAGTTCATGGACTGGACTCGTGGTGGCGGTAAGGTCCTGCCGGGATTGGTTACTCGACGGAAGAAAGACCGCGCTTGGTTTGTTGATGGGCGTCTCGGTGCTAGAACTACTACGATGTTTCTTGACATTGAAGAAGAAATGGCACATAAATTAAATCATCCTGATCCTTGGATAGATAGGCTCGACAACTGGCTCAGCATAGGAGGTTGATATGAATCTGCCCAACCAAAATCAGATAGTGGCATTCGGTCGGCATGTGGTTACGTTTATCGCCGGTGCGGTAACGCTTATGGCGACGTTTAATCTCATCACACCCGATCAGGCGAGTACGTTGAAGAATTCGTTTACCCAGATCGTTCAGTCGCTGGGAGAAATCTCCGCGGCAGTGGCACCGGTTGTGGCGATTATCTCGGGGCTGTATGCGAGTCGGTCGGCAAGCCCGGCAGCGCAGATCAAGGCGGTCGCGGCGAATGAGCTTGTTGCTAAGATCGAGGTGAAGGACCCGGTTGTGGTTGGGAAGATTCCCAGCGAAAAGGTTGTGATGGCGTCCCCTGAAGGAAATGGAGCAAACCCATGATTAAGATTGGCGCGATTCTTCTGCCGCTGGCGCTTGGCGCTTGTAATGCAACGAATGAATGGGCGAAGATTAGCTCAGCGGTGGGGACGATTGACAATACCTTGGCACAGCTGGCTGAGGGAAGTGTGCCCAAGGCCTGCGCGATCATCGCGGTTGCGGATAGTTACTTTCAGGAATTGAAAGATCGGATTAGCGCCAAGAATATCGCGATTGAGACGAAGGCTATGCGGGCGGCTCAGGTTATCTGCGACAATCCGCCGACGAATACTGTGCAGGCGTTTCGGTCGCTTTGGAATATCTGGCTGACGGTTCAGAATGCTACCAAAACCTAAGGGGTCTCCCGATGCGCCATGAAATGTCGGAGAACGCAATGGAGAAGTTGGTTCAGGACGTTGCCGACGTTCGGGCAGGACAGGCATTCTTTAACGATAGTGTACAGCGGATCGAGAAGAAGCTCGATGAAGTTGTGGATGAACATGGTGCCCGACTGCGGGCGCTGGAAACTTACAAAGACAAGCAGCTAGGCCTTATGAGCCTAGCTGCAGTTCTTGGCGGTGTTGTGACTTGGTCATTTGATCACCTAAAGGCGATTTTTAAGTAAGCTATTGTAGCCGCGATGCATTGGTTGTGAAGTATCTGATTTTGGTGGACTTGTCAATCCCCAGTAAGAATATCTGACCAGACCCTTCCAAGATATCCACCACCCTACCGATGGAATGAATAGGCAGGCGATCACGGGCGAACCTCGTGATCTTCTGCTCACTCACGCCCCATTCGCCGTCGTGAAGTTGGACGAAGTGGAGGATTTCTTCCATGGCTTGGGCATCGGCCGATGTAGCACCGGCTTTGAAGATTTCCGGCATGGTGCGTTCGGCTTCTAGAAGCCAGCCCATTGCGCGGTTGAAGTCATCCTTTGTTAATATAAGAGCGTTGGAACGATCAATCGCAGAAACCATGGAAAGCTTATATAGATGAGTGCGACGCCGAGTGACATAATGTATAAGTTTAGGGTGATTAGGCACAGGCTGCTCGCCAAGGGCTCGCCAGTTGTTGACGGCGCCTCGATAGTCTTTGGTAACTTCAAATTGACCAATGAGTTCGTAGATGATCCCAAGATCGTTTGCAAGGTCTGCTGAATAGGATTGTTCGACTTCTGCAAAGTCATCGCCAATGATCCTTTCATCGGAGAACACCATAATCAACCGGGAAGTGAATCCCTGACCCCAAGCCTTCTCCGGCATAAGATCGGTTAGGTTCTGGGGAGTTGATCCGCAGAGTAGGTTGATCTGGGGGTTCTCGATCTTGATCTTGAGGTCGCTGGTTCTGCGGACCTGTTGATATGGGGTTGGATCATAGAAAGCTGAAAGCCCATCGATCATTTCGTTGTCGTATTTATGGATGAACGCGCCGATTTCGTCGGCAAAGATCGACATGGAATTGTAGTCAATTGGATCGTCGCCGGGCCGGATGATATTCCGCTTGGCCTTCACGAGGCTATCGACAAGACTGGCGAAGGTCATCGAGATTGGCGCAAGGTGGAACTCCGGGAGTTCGCGGACGTAGTGCTTGCCCTCGTTGATGGTTCGGGTCTTGCCGACGCCGGGATGGGCGACGAGGAAGGTATATAGGTTCGGGTAAAGCGGCCGGGAAGTCATCAGCCAAACCTTCTGCTCAAGTGCAGACGCGATGGTGTTGATCGCGGTCCACTTGCGGAAGATCGGCGGGGAATGAAGGTTAGCGGTTTGGTCGACGAACGAGTCTATCCAAGAGACTAGCTTCCTTTTTCCGCTTTCGGTCGTCGTGCCCGTAGAAGTCTTTGAGCCCGTTTGGGTTCGTCTGCTCATTGTATTCGCCCTTGTTCCAACCTGTCTTGCAATCGTATGGGATTCGGAGTACGCGGCCGTGGGAAAGCGGAACCGGGAT